ATATATACAGGTACCCAAGTCCACCCCAGTTCACGTAACGCTGGATCTCTAGTGTATCCCTCAATCAAATATGATGTTGAATCCACGAACAAAGGAGTCAAAAGGCCATCTGCGAGAATAGACAGTTTCTTTCTAAGAATTTCTTTGGATACAGTGCCAAAAACTCTAACCTGATTGTTCTTTTGATCCCGTTTGATGTCGTTCAGGCGCATTTCCGTCAAGGTAAATGCACAGGATCCATCCATAGTTTCAACAGTTACCTCAGATGGGTATGAGTTAATATCATAATTTTTCACTACTTTTAATTTCGCTTGTTCTTGGTGCATTTATTTCCTCCTAATAGTTTTTTATGCGCTTGACAATATTGATGCTCTGGATTACAGGACTTTGCTCTACAAGGGGCAGAGCTATAATAGCCACCACAACATTTCTTATTGAGCGCCTTACACCACTTGTTCATAACCTTCCTTAAAAATTAGAGGCATCTGTTCCCCATGCCTCCCTGCGGGACTAACCTCAATTACTTACCAGTCATAAGCTCGTTAAAAGCCTTGTCAACGCTGTTGTTGGCGTTTCCATACTTGGCAGTTTCCGATGAGCGACTTTCAGCAGAGCCATCGCTCGCGAGTTGCTCATCAAGAATCGCGTCGATCTGTGCTGGAGTTTGACGCTCGAAAAGAGAATCAAAGTCAGGCATGCCATCAAGGAGGGCGGGGATCGCATCCTTGTCTTCCAGCAAAGCCGATGTGTTACGACGCATCTTGAGGTTTGTTTGGGGGTACGCACCGGGTTTCGTGGGCTTAGTATAAGTAAGAGTGATGTCCGTACCCTCTTGAATGTCTGTGACATCTCCATACTCCGGATCGAGAATATACCCTAAAAGAAGTTCATAAGCCTGCTTTCCGTAGCCATAGACCTTGATGCCTTCTTCCTCTCGACCCCTCACAACGACTGGCGAGAAATATCGAGTGCGAACAAAGAGTGACTTTGCCAGCTTCTTACTTTCCTCATCGTTGTTATCGCTGCCTTCGCGCCATAGCGAAGATGCGAATTCGCAAATGGGACAACCCTCTCCAAAGTTTCGCTTTGGACAAAGAATGCCTCCACGATGATCCCCTACATTATAGTGGAAGAACATCTCCTTCAATGGATCTCCGTCGTTCGTTGGAACGATACGAATATCCGTATCACCCTCGTCTGGCTTAAACCAAACAGAGTTTCCGTTACCAGTGTTTTCGCCGCGCAATGTTGCGAGCTTTCGGCGCATTAGCTCCATATCAATTCCCATAATTTATCTCCTTTTTTTGATGTTTATGAGTAAACAATAAGCGTTCCTTACTGTTCTAGTATAACACTCTCAACTAAGCAAGTCAAGAGTTTTTTTGGATTGCGTTAGTGTGGGCAACGCAGAACCCAAAGTCTTGTGGTAGAGGGGTTTCATAGATTGCATATGAAATTTTTCTAAAAGCATTTCTTGGTTTTTCCTTTAGTATATTTACAATCTTTCTATGAAGACCGCCTTCTTCCTTTAATCTTTTTTCATTGATACACATATAATAACACAGTTCTCTCTCGGTGTCAATGTCAAAGATCCACTTTTCTTCAAGAGTTTTCATATCTAACATGCCAACTGTTCTGATTCGATTAATGTCAGCAGGCTTAGAAACTTGACCGATTTCCGGCTCTGAATGTTCAAAGTAATTTAAATAATGTATGGTTGAAAAAATTGACGTATTTAATGTTTCATAATATTCTTTCACCGGAATGTGTTGTAGAATATTTTCTAGATTTAAATTAGAAAAAATAGTCATGGAACGAAACAATCCCGAACGGGCATATTCTTGAAGAACTCCAAACGCTGTATTTTCCAATAACCGTGGGATTCCTGTAAGCAAATCAGTATCGGGCTTGATATAAAATATGTCCAACCTTTTATCTTTTAGTTGTTCTAATATTCCCAAAGCATAATTGGAACTGTAAGATGCCCCCACGATAATAAATTGAACATGCTCGTCTACATCTTTGAAAAACTTTTTTACATCCGGAATATTATGTTCATATTCTTCAGGTGTATCATACGTTTTTAATCTAAATTGGTATTTAGAATTCCGCTTCACTTTGTTGTTCATTTTATACACGTGATAATTCGGCGTATCACCAAACTTCTCCGCAATAGCAGTGGCGGCATTTCCTAGGGCGACAATTGAAATCACAGATTCAAATCCTCCAGATCACAATAATTCTTACCTGCCTTAAGGTTCACCATGTAGTCTCCGAACCGAGTCTCGGAGAATATCTTTTTAATATCTACAATCAATTCCCTTTCATCCTCTGCCATGTCCAATACAATCTCATCATGAACAACATGCGATACAAAAGATTTCTTTCCTTCCAAGAACTCATCAATCACGACTGCTTTGTGTAAAACTAAATCTGCAGTTGTGCTCTGGACGACATAATTGAGCGCCTTTCTTTCGTCAACGATAATAGATCGATCAAACGGAGTCTTTACTTTTCCATCCACATACCATCTATCAAGTACTTCTTGTTTGTTGTATGTGCTGTCCTTTAATACATTCTGTGTGGTTCCGCCATAGAGCCAAGCAAAAAATATAGTTTTCATTTCATCACGTGATAAGTCTTTCTTCCGAATGACATTGATTTTATTCCATTCGTGAATATCTTCTTGGGGCTGTCTCTTTCCTGTTAGCCCCAAAAAGGTGCGCACTTCGGCACCATTATAATCCAACGATATAAACCATTCATTGTGAGGTTTCACTATCTTTCTCAAATCACGCATCATTGTCAGAATCGGAAAAGAATTAGAATGGGTTGCCAATCTCCCTGTCACTGTGCCGAACAAATTATAATCAATATGCAATGGGCCCTTCAATAATTTGCGTGCGCGATCCCTCATGTGTGTCTGATAAAACAAAGCTTTACTGTTGGCTCCGCTAACATTAAGATCTCTATACTTAATCTTATACAATAATTTTTGAACCCGATCTAAATGATCATAATTTGCTGGCTTCTCGTAGTTATCAAATACATCTTGTGTGATTTTATTCTTAACATCACAAAACTCATGCAAGAAATCTTTAGGCACCAAATCAAAAAAACAATGCTCGCGCATACTAATCTTTCCGATTCTGAAAGATTTTAAATATGCTTCAAAACGTCGCTGTAATCGGCGCCAGTCCTCGATTAACTCTTCGGGGCATGCCTGTTTGAGAGACTGTCCCCCACAGCGCAGCCATGCATACTCCACATTAGGATCAGTAATGGATCCTGTATACTTCCATGTTCTGGTGAGATTGGACGGCAATGCATCAAAATGCAATTTGCCGTCTACATATATTCCCACACATTCGGACTTATCATCCAATGTCTGAAATATCACGGTCCCTCCGAGTCGCGAACTGCTCTTCTATGATCAACAATATAACTCATTGAGCCACTATAGTCAAATGTTTTATTAATAATTCTTTCAAATTTTTCCAAGGCTGCTCCGAGACTCTTACTATTATACAACGCTATGGTATCTTTAGTCAAGCTTATTTTTTTATATTCTGGAAACGATGATTCTTCCTCCAAAAATCGAATACGACAATACAGTTCCAAAAAATAAGATTCAGAATATTTTTCCGTGAGTTCCTCCATGGAATAAGTTTTTGTCTGAATGCGTTTTTGAATAGTTCTACCTCCGCACTGTTCCTCAACTGTCACCATTTTTTTTCTCACATGATTATACATGTTTAGGAGATAATATTTAAAGTTACGATAGTATCTTCCATGAGTATAACTGTATGCCAAGTCTATTATCTGTTGAGTGGATGTCACCCCGTACTTAGAAACATAATCTCGAATCATAGCCGGCGCGCCAATGTCCGCAACCAAGCGCCAGGGGTTCCATTGATCTACCATAAAGCCATATGAATTACAAGCATTAACATAAAAGCCCCAGTTAGGGCTCCGGACAAAAGCCACGATCTTATCAAAATCATTGGATGCATTTAGATTGGCAATTTCCACAGCCAATCCAGAAGTCTGAATAGAACATCTTCTACTTTTAGTAAATGCAGGCTGCGTAAAAGCGGTGGTGCCGGCTGTCTTGTTTAACACTATCATCAGTTCTTTAATAAACTCATCGAAATCTTTGACTTCCACATTGGCGCCTTTAAAAGCGGCGTCCACAACTGCCATATAGGCGCGCCATTGATCATTATAAGCTTGGTGAGGAGGCACATAAGCTCTAAACACCCGCAGAGTACTTAAATAGGGATCATCTTTTGAGATTTTTCCTTGCGTTGCACATTTGGCAAATTGCTGATTGAGTCCATTAAAAGCATCCACTACGAAATTAATAGCAGATATGCCGTCCCCCTGAGAGACAGACGCATCAAACTGTTTTAATTGGAGAACGCTATTATTAAATGTGATAGGTGTGAACACTCTATTGACTCTGCCATAAAGTTGCTTTTCTGCAAAATTAAAATCTATGATGTTAGGAAAACGTGCGGCTGCTCCGAGCATGCGGTTACGATAAATGTTTCTTTTAATAAAGAGTTTTCGCGTCGTTTCGCTATTTGATTCGGCATAATATAATGACATATAATCTTTCTCCTATTAGTCCGTTGTCCCGGGAGGGGCGTCCGAATTTGGCGCCGGTTCAGCCACTTCGGGATTTGCACCGCTCTTTAACATGTCGCCCATCTTCGTCACCATCCCGCTCCACCAATCAGTTCTTTTTGCCTCCGTACTGCGATTTGCTCTGCATTTCTGAGTATCGGTATTGGCGCCCCTGCCAGAATCAGGAAACTCCGATTTTTCATTAGCACCAATAGATGCCACCCATTTAGCCGTAATCTTAGAATTTGCCTTTCCGGCACCAAAGGAGTGTTCTGAACGGATAATCATGCAATAGCCTCCTATTCCCAATCGAGTAAGATCGAAATCTGTGTTGGGCGCCCACCCTTTAGGGTTCACATATATGTATGTTCCCGGAAATGTTTTTACATTGGCATACGTCTCGATATCTACATCGTACACTTCTCTGAGTTGTTCAAGTCCATTGTAACCTTCTTGTTCAAAACGCACTTCACGCAGGAATTTAGCATCTGTACGAGTCAAATCAATCTTTTTAACGATGCCACGATCCTTTCCCAGCATATAATGAAAAATACCGCGACTTTCATCTCCCTTCTGAAGAACTCCATTTTTATCTACCCAATCTTTGCGCCTCCCTTTCATAATGTCGGCAGGCTGTGTTCTTCCTGCA